CGGGTGGATTTGGAGCAACCAGCGCATCCTTTTCAAACTTTATTGGATATAAAACTGGATTTAATAGGAATACTCCGGGATTTATTGGTTCTAACAATATAATAATAGGAACAAATATAAGTCTACCAGTAGGAAGACAAGATTCAATAAACATTGGTGGAATAATATTCGGAACAGGATCTAATTCAAATATCGGAACTACCTCAAGCGACGCAATAACAGGTTCAGCAAATGGTCGAATTGGTATTAATGTTGTAACGCCTTTATATACATTAGATGTATCTGGATCAGGTAATTATACAAACGGATTAACAGTAACAGGGTCATTAAGTGCTCCAACAATAACAGGTTCATTACAAGGTACAGCAAGTTGGGCTACAAACTTTGTATCTGCTTCTAATTATGTTTTAAATTCACAAACAAGTAGCTTTGTTCAAAATTCACAAACAAGTTCATTTGTTCAAAACAGTCAAACAAGCAGTTTTGTAACAAATTCACAAACAGGATCGTTTGCTACTACAGGATCAAATTCATTTAAGGCAAATCAAACTATAACAGGATCTTTATTAGTAACAGGCTCAATTACAATAACTGGATCATTTACACAAAATACTTCAACAGCATCATTTGGTGGATTAGTAGGTATAGGAACAACATCTCCAACAGCAAAATTAGATGTTAATGGAAGTGGTAATTTTACATTAGGTGTAACTGGCTATTTAAAATTAATAGATTCAATAGGTGGTTATCCAACACATCTTCAAGCATCGTATGGTAATAGTCTTCTTGCAAATAACGCAATTTTTGATGGTTCAAATTGGAAATATTCAACCAATGGTGCTGCTTCTATGTTACAAATGGAACCCACAATAGGTCAATTTATATTTAATACTGCAGGTGCCGGATTCGCAGGTGACATCCCATCATTTATCGAAACTATTAGATTAAGGGATGGTAAGGTAGGTATAGGTACATCAAATCCAGTTAGTAAATTACATGTTAGTGGAACTACAACTATAACGGGAGATTGGAATGCAAATTCTACAAGGGGATTACATTTTTCATTTAGAGACAATAATTACGGAGCTATATACGCAATTGAAAATGGAGTTTCTTGGAGACCTCTTGCAATAGATTCAAGCGAAATTAATCTAAATGGTAACTCCAGTGGTACTATAAGAATGCCGAACTTAACAAACGCAACACAAACAAATGTAGTAAGTGTTAATACATCAACAGGTCAATTATATTATCAAAACACAATACCAACATCATCATATGCGGCTACATATTCCTTTGTGACTGTTGAAGTTCAAGTCCAACCTTACATCTCTAGTTCAAATGTAGATGGTCCTTATGGATTTAATTCTATATTAACGGCATCATATGCTGAATATGCTGCAACTGTATTTCCATACACCGGTAATGCAGGTATAACTGGTAGTTTATTAGTTAGTGAACATTTAGAAGTTTCTTTGGGAAGTATTGTACCATACTATACAGTAACAGGAATAGATTTAAGTGCAGCTACGTACGATATAACAGGCAGCGGAATATTTGAAATAGTAAATGCAAGTGGTAATATTACATTTCCAGATCCATCAACACATGATGGTCAAACAATATTCGTAGTTAATACTGATTCTAGTAAATTTGCTCCTATAGACAATACAAACACATATGCACCATATATTGCGGGAACTAATACTCAATTATCAGCAATAGGTGGTGAAGATATGTATCACTTTATTTCAATAGGAAGTAAATGGAGAGGAATAAAATCTGGAAAATAAATTTGGTTGGCTCCTATCTTTTGTATATATTTATATCAAACAAAAATAAATTAATATGTCAATTGTTATCGCAATCCTCGCTGTATTGGTAGTAAGCGGATTAATCGCTAAATTCTATCCAAAGCAAAAACAAACAACAATTTTAGCTCAAGGTGAAACATTAACACCAGAACCAATTACTGATAATTCAGTTCCTGAAGTTGTAGTAGAACCATTAGTAGAAACACCTACTATGACTGCTAAACCAAAGAAAAAACCTCAACCAAAGAAAACTAAAGCTAAAACAAATGCTTAAATTAGTAGAAATTGCTAAGGCATGGATTGCTGCAGCTAACCCTACTCCTGAGCAACAAAAAATAGCAGATAGCAGAATATCAATCTGTGATACTTGTCCACATAAAAGACATAATTCCTCTTTTGATATGTTTACTTGTGGATTATGCGGCTGCCCATTAGATAAAAAAATATTTTCACCCCTCCCAGGCGAACAGGCTTGTCCTGATAAACGCTGGGAAATTTAATAAAAATAAAGACTATGTCAGAAGTAAAAAAATTAACAGAAGAAGAAATTGCACAAATTAAAGAAATGCAAACACAGTACAATAAATTTGTATTTGAATTAGGTAGTGTTGAAGCTCAATTAGCGGATATGGCTGCTCATAAAGTAACAATGGAAACTGAAAAATCAACCATTATTGGTGATTTAAAAAGTTTAAACACAAGAGAAAGAGAATTACTTGCATCATTACAAGAAAAATATGGTGTTGGTAATATCAACATAGAAACAGGAGAAATTACTCCATTCTCTGTATAGCCTCTGCGTTTTGTATAGTTTTGTGGATATTTATCATCAGGTAACTCAGTTAATAAAAATCAAACAAAACTAAATAAAAATGGCAGAAGTAATTATTTCCCCAGGTGTATTTCAGCAAGAGACAGATCAAAGCTTTTACACCGCTAACCCTCAAGTGATAGGAGCTGCTATAGTAGGTCCTACAGTTAAGGGTTCTCCTTTCGTACCAACGTACGTTACTAGCTACAACCAATTTGTTACATTATACGGTGACATTTTCAAAAGTGGTAGCTACTATTATGAATATTTTACATCACAAGCAGCTAAAGAATACTTTGCTAATGGTGGTAGTACAATGTTAATAACTAAAATTATTAGTGGTAGTGATGGAGCTAGTACATATGCTTCATCTAGTGTAATAGGTAGAGGCCCTGTAGCATCTGCTTCTTTATTTTCTACTGCTAACCCAACAAATGGTAGTATTTTTAGTATTACAGGATCTAGTGATGGTATATTATCAGGATCTGTATTGTTAACTCCACAAATAGCAACTTTCGCTGTAACATCATCTGCAACTTTACCATCAGCATCATGGATTCGTGTTCCAACAGGTACAACAGGACTTGATAATTTAAATAATCTTATTGCTGCTATTAATTCACGTCAAGCTACCTTAGGTGTTAGAGCTGAATTAAGTGGTTCTAGTTCACCTTATGGACTATATTTAACTTCAATCTATCCAGGAATTGTAGGAAATCAAATTTATGCTAGTGGTTCTGCCTTAGTTGGTGGAGCAACAGGTTCACAAACAGTTGTATTCGAAGCATTAGCTTGGGGTGATTTAATGAATAATACTACCTCAGGAAGTGCAAATGAAGATGGAACTGGTGGTTTAATAAGTGGTTCTAAACAGAATGTTCGTTGGGAAGTACCTTATACCGATCCAATTACTGGTTTATTTACAGTTATTGTTAGAAGAGGTAGTGATAATGTTCAACAAAAAGACGTATTAGAAACATGGACTAACTTAAGTTTAGATCCTCTATTACCAAATTATGTATCTCGTGTTATTGGTGATTCAAAACCAGTACCAGATGTAGTTAATGGTATAGTAACATTTACAGGTAACTTTGCAAATAAATCACAATATATTCGTGTAGCTTCTGTACCAGGTGTTATAGGAGATTCATTAGATAATAGTGGTAACTTTAAAACAAGAACAGTATCTCAATACTTACCATTAGAAAGAAGTAGTGGTTCATTTGGTGGAGGTAAAGCAGCTACAAATATGTCTCCTTTAATGAATGAAACTATCGGTATTGGTACGGATACTGGTTCAAATATTCAAGGATTTTCTCAAGCTGATTATGTTAATGGATTTAATATGTTAACAGATAAAGATGCCTTCCAATTTAACGTATTATTAGCACCAGGTGTTGGTTTAGATGCTTCAACTGCTGCTACTAAAATGATAAACGTAGTAGAAAATAGAGGTGATTCTATCGCAATAATCGATAACGGTATTTACGGAACTTCAGTAGCTCAAGCTGTAGTAAATGCTTCAAATCAACAAAGTAGTTACGCTGCAACATATTATCCTTGGGTTCAATTATATAGCCAAGGTTTAGGAAAATCAGTATGGTGTCCTCCTTCAACAGTAATAGGTGGTGTATTAGCTTATAACGATACAGCAACAGCTGAATGGTTTGCTCCAGCAGGTCTTAATCGTGGTGGTATTCCTTCAGTAATTAAAGCTGAACGTAGAGTTCAACAAACAGATAGAGACATTCTATACAACGGAAGAGTAAACCCAATCGCTACATTCCCAGGAGTTGGAGTTACAGTATGGGGTCAGAAAACATTACAAAAGAAACCAAGTGCTCTTGATAGAGTAAACGTTCGTCGTTTAATGATTTCATTAAAACAATTTATAGGTGGTGTTGCTCGTACATTAGTATTCGAACAAAACACAACTGCTACAAGAAATAGATTCGTAGCTCAAGTTAATCCATACTTAAGTTCAGTAGTACAACGTCAAGGTTTGTATGCTTACAAAGTAGTAATGGATGCTACAAATAATACAGCGGATGTTGTAGATCGTAACCAATTAGTAGGTCAAATCTATATTCAACCAACTAAAACTGCTGAATTCGTAATCTTGAACTTTAACATTCTTCCAACTGGCGCTACATTCCCTGCATAGGGGATGTAGTTGCTAATATTTATTGACAACACATTAAAATATAACATAAAATGGCAGTATTAGATCCAAATGAAATAATGTTTACAGCGTTTGAACCCAAAGTGGCAAATCGCTTTATCATGTATATAGATGGTATTCCAGCGTATTTAATTAAGAAAGCAAAAGCTCCTGAATTTGATGCTGGAGAAATCAAATTAGACCACATCAATGTTTACCGTAAAGTAAAAGGTAAAATTGCTTGGGCTGATATGACTTTAGAATTGTATGATCCAATCACACCAAGTGGTGCACAATCCGTAATGGAATGGGCTCGTTTGGCACACGAATCAGTAACAGGACGTGATGGTTACAGTGATTTCTACAAGAAAGACATCACATTGAACGTATTAGGTCCAGTAGGGGATATCGTAAGTGAGTGGGTAATTAAAGGTGCTTATTGCAAAACCGCTTCTTTCGGTGATTACGATTGGGCTACAGGTGATGCAGCAATTTCTCTTAGCGTAACAATTGCTATGGATTATTGCGTATTGAACTTCTAATTATTATTCAAAGATAATATTAAAAAAAGCGTTCGCCTTTTTGGCGAGCGCTTTTATCTTGCATATATTTATATACGATGATAAAAATATTATTATTTGTTATATTTATAGTTGTTAATATATTATTAGCTAAAATAGATGCTGATAGAATAAAGCAACGAAAATCAATTCATCACGAAATTAATGGTTTAATATATTTAGTTTTGTTAATACCAGTTTATTTCATAACTTATAGTTGGTTAAATATATTAGGGTTATTATTGTTACGAATACCAGTATTTAATACATCGTTAAACTATTTTAGAGGTATTGCTTTAACATACTTAAGTAAAAATCCATTATCTACAATAGACAAATTAACAAATAAAATACCTAGAAAAATTGGTTATTGGACGTATACTTCAATTATCTTAATTATTTCAATATTATTGATACTATCATGAAAAAAAGCATAATATACCTTATATTACTAGTTATTCTTAGTTTTTCCATACACGAATTAGGTGATTATCCTATATTACAAGGAATAGCTGGACTAGGATGGTGTATTGTAGGATTTTTATTAGCATATAATATATCAGATTATCTTTTAAATAAAACAAAAAATAAATAACGTTTATGGCAGAATTAAAGTTACCAACAGAAATGGTTTCATTACCTTCAAAAGGTTTATTGTATCCAAAAGAATCACCACTTGCAAAAGGTGAAGTAGAAATGAAGTATATGACAGCTAGGGAAGAAGATATCCTTACCAACAGTAATTTCATTAAGCAAGGTACAGTAATAGACAAATTACTACAATCATTACTTGTAACATCATTTAATTATGATGATTTATTAGTAGGTGATAAAAATGCAATATTGATAGCAGCTCGTATCTTAGGATATGGTAAAGATTATTCATTTAAATACATGAGTAATGGTCAAGAAGTAGAAGCTACTGTTGATTTATCATCCATGAAAGAAAAAGCATTAGATGAATCATTATCTAAAAAAGGTACAAATGATTTCTCATTTAGTTTACCAAAATCAGGTAATGTTGTTACATTTAAATTGTTAACACACGGTGATGAAAAGAAAATTGATGGTGAAATAAAGGGTATGACTAAAGTAAATCCAAATGGTTCATTTGAAGTTACTACTCGTTTAAAACACATCATCACATCAATCAATGGAGACCGTGATCAAAAATCAATTCGTGATTTTGTTGACAATTTCTTATTAGCACCAGATGCTAGAGCCTTACGTGAGTATTACGCTAAGGTATCCCCAGATGTTGATCTAAAATACTTCCCTGAAGATTCAGATTATACAGGGGAGGGTATAACGGTTCCTATTTCTCTTAACTTTTTTTGGCCTGACGCCGGAGTATAGAATCTACGTTTTTAAACAAATACATGAAATAGTATTTCATGGTAAAGGTGGATACGA